CTATTTAAAGATGTGGATTGATCTGAAAGCACGGACTGTCAAACAGTCAACTTTATATAGAATAAAAAAATCTATTCGTTTGTACATCCTTCCACGATTCGAGTTTTACAAACTTACCGAAATCACAAGACTTGAATGTATAACATGGATCAACGAACTTTGCGATCACTTAAATGTAGACTCTGTCAAATCCTATGTTGCCCCTTTCAATAGCGCGCTCGAGGATGCGGTTGTAGAATACCAGTTACTAGAATCCAATCCGATGAAAAATATAAAGTATCCTAAATCACACAAAAACAAAAAAGAAATAAAATTCTTTGAAAAAGATGATTTGGTTTATTTTTTAGACATCAGCAAAAGTCATGCGGAAGAAAATGATTTTATGGACTACCTTTATTTTGTGCTATCTACACTCTTATCACGAACTGGTTTGAGACTAGGAGAAGCTTCTGCGTTGAAATGGGATGATTGGAACAGAAATAAAATAGAAATAAACAAAACTTTGTATCGTGAGGGAAAAACCGACTATATAAACCCTCCAAAAACACAATCAAGCTATAGAAAAATTGTAATTGACAGATATCTGATCGAATTATTAAAGAATTTCAAAATTAAAAAAAATGAGCTAGCCCTTGCTTCATCCAAAAACATACCTAATCAAGAGTATGTATTTACAGATGAACGCGGAGACTTTATCAAGCAGTCGAATTATAGAACCTACTTTTATAAAATGTGCGATTTAGCCGAGTTACCTCGTCTCTCACCTCATGCATTAAGACATTCTCATGCAGTACACTTGCTTGAAAGTGGATCTAACATCAAATATGTATCGGAACGATTAGGACACTCTTCGATAAATATGACCGCAAACGTGTATCTTCATGTTTCTAAGAAAATGGAAACTGAAGCTATATCTATGTATGAACGTTATTTCTAAAATAAATTCTATTTTCATGTGGATGTTTTGTGGATGAAAAAGCTAAAAAGGAGCTTTTTATGTTGGTTTGAAGGGTTTTAATGGAATATAAACGTTTTGGTTGATGAACCGCGGTGCGCTTCGCACAAGTACTTATTATACACAAGAATATTGTTTTATCAACCTTTCCATATATATTGCCATCTTTTTGTTTTCCGTTTTTTGTATTAATTTGGAGAAACTGTGTGGATGTTTTGTGGATGAAACTATTAAAAATGGTGTTATTTAATTTCTTTAATGGTTTTGCTTAGTGAAACACTATCGTTTTTGTTTACAAAGTATGACTCTTTTCTGATACAATGAAGCTATAAAATTAACGAAAAGAGGAACGTGTATGGGTTTGTTTAGCAGCAAAGCGGATAAAGAAAAGGCAAAGATTGAAAAAGCGAATCGTAAAGCTGAAAACGAAAAAATACTAGAATACTTTAAGAACCATAGTGACTACAAAGTTGGCGATATGTTTTTTGATGATAAACATGGAAAATTATTTATAAAGAAATCTTTTACCATGAACAGATCACAAGCTGTATACAATTACGATGAGTTAATTAGCTACACGCCTATTTTTGAAGGTGGTAAAATCAAAAAACATCATGGTATTACACGTGCAATTGTTGGCGGCGTTTTAGCTGGTCCTGTTGGTGCTGTTGTAGGAGCTGGAACTGGCGGGAAAGAATTTGATACCATTAAGCGATTAGGCTTCATCCTTCACCTTACTGACAATCGCTCTCAAAACTATATGCTTATGATTTCAGAATCAAAATCAGATAGTTTCCTTACGAAGTCGGCGATGGAAGATTACAACAACATAGCTGCTAAACTGGATCAAATAATTTATTCAAATACTCAAGGGTCTGCATCTGCCGACAGCAATGCAGATGAGTTGAGAAAATTCAAAGGCCTTCTTGATGATGGAATTATTTCTCAAGCAGAATTTGATGAAAAGAAAAAAGAATTATTGGGATTATAAAAGGAGAACATTATGAAAAAAATCAGTTGGTTACTTTTTGTTGGTATGTTCCTATTGGTTGGTTGTTCTAATGAAAAAACTGTTACGAATAGCTCCTCATCTAGTTCAAGTACTGTTGAATCATCTTCAACTGTTGAATCAACGACGCAGACAACTAAAGAGGAAACTTCGCAAGAAGAATCTAGCACTATAGAATCGATTTCATCTACTCAAGCTAGTTCGTCGGAAATCGTTTACGAAGAATCAAGTGCTACTCAGCAAAATGCTGCCCCTGCTTACAGTGAACCAAGCTCAGAAGCTGAAGAACAACCACAGAATAGCGTTGCTGTAGTTGATCCTCAAGCAGGTGTTGCCGAATATACAATCGTTCAAAAAGGCGAAACTCCAGAAATGATTGCTCAAAGAAGTGGTATTTCAGTAGATCAATTCTTTGAGTTAAATGGATTCACGCCTGATTACTATATGCTTTATCCCGGAGATCAAGTCAGGGTTAAATAAACTAAGTCTGCATAGCAGGCTTTTTTCTTTACCTTTTGTTCGCTTTACAACAAGAACAAACGTTCGTATAATTCTTGCAAGGAGTGATTGATATGCAAATACCACATGCGCACCAACGGACATATGCTTTTGAACGCTACTATTATGAATTCATCGAACGAATGGGCCCAGCGCACTTACTTTACGATCAGTTTGTTCGGACGATGGAGAACTTTGGAAAACCCTATTTTACCGTGCCATCAAGCTATAGTGGTTACCCAGAAGAATTAGCCTATGTATTTAAGAAAGATGGAGAAAACTATCTATTTGATCACGTTAGGACTCAAGATAAGATTCTTCGAAAATACGACCCTAACACAAAGTATAAACCCGGTGGCAATTGAAATGAATCTTATTGCTCAATATGAACAAGGCTACTTATCCCTTTCTGATTTCGTATATGAATTCCCGGACAGTATTTCAGAGTCACAGGAAGCTTTATACGGCGAAAAATGTGTCGAGTTTTATGTTGCTGTCACTTTATGTAAAACGGATTGTCGCTATTATGTACAAGCTTACGGAGGCGATTGTTATGAAAACGATGAAAGGCTGTGTATCGAAGATACGCGTGTTGAAGATGAGCAAGACCCCTTTGGTTCGTTTCTCGCTAAATAATGTAAACTGCTTGATTGCTACACATAGTTTGAACTTCTTGGCCGATGTTGATGAGAACATGCAGGTTGTGGTGGCTGGTGAGTATAACCAGCGGAAACAGTTTGTTGTGAAAAAATATAGTGTTCTTGGCAAAACGAAGATCATGATTGAATTCGAAGCAATGAAAAAGGCCCCCTACTCCAAAGAGTAAGGGGTATTTGTTTATACTACTGCTGAGTATCTACGGTTTCCAGAAGCACCAATCCAACTTAACCATACGTATCCACTGGCAACTACTTTAGAATCATAGTTAACTGTTTGACCGGCAGACCACATCCCAACATTCGCTGAAGAAGTAGATGCGCTAGCACGAATAATAGTGTTGACAGTAAATTTGTAACTTCCTTTATTCGGCAAATTCGCACCTTTCAATGATGTACCACTATTCGAATTGCTTGAACTACCGCTGGATGCAGATTCTAGGTCTTGCCCCAGTACCCAAGAGTTTATACCTTCTAACAGAAAAGCGTATTTAGATCGTGATTGATTCACTTCTTTAACTTGCTTCACTTTGTAAGTCGAGCCTTTTACAAAGCTAGCGATTGACTGTCCTGTCTGATAATGAGTAGCACTAGTCTTCACTTTAACAGATGAACCAACAGCGTATTTGGTTGTCACGGTGGAAGTTGACGATCCAGAATTATTATTCGATGTGCTGTCTCCGTTGTAATATTTTTTGATTTGATCCACGAAATATTGTTTGATAGCTGCTACACCTTTTCCATGCAAATCCCACGCTCTGTGAGGACACGATGTAGAACTCAGTTCACGATGTAACGGAAAAACAGCTGAAGCAGGATTCAAACCATACTTCTTACATAAATCGGCAGCTAACTTAAATGCTTTTTGTTCATTCGCAAGATACGTGGATTCATTCCCCATGGATTGACATACTTCAATCCCCAAGTAATTAGCATTACCTTTACTGTTGCCTGTATGCCACGCCTTGTTGCTGTCCTTCTCAGCTTGGTATGTTCCATCGCTAGCAACGTAGTAATGAGCAAACCCTAAAGAAGGCGTATGACTTTCTAGCCAGTTTTTATAAAATGCTGCAGTTGCACCTTGGCTTCCGGCATCATTATGCAAAACGATTGCTGTCGGGTTTGATCCACGAGCACCTGCAATTCCTGAATAACTTACTACCATTTATTCCACCTCCACTAATTTGTGATTTGGCAATGACAACATATGACCTTCTAATTCAATCTTGGTAAAGATTTCGTTTGATCTTAAAACTTTGTATTTTCCTGTTAAGTAAAAGAAATCCCCAACTTGAAAACCGTCAAATTCTTTAGAAAGTCCATCCGATGTAACCTCTTTAAAACCATTTTCTTCGTATCGATCGACTGTCTCTGTTTCTCCTTTTTCGAATGGATCTAACTGGACATATTCTTCTCCAACTTCTTTTACTTGTAACTTTCCGAGTACAGTTACATAAGAACCTTCTTTAAACATTGTTCTTCCTCCTTTAGATATAGAAAAAGAGCGGCTTATTCAGCCACTCCTTGGTCAACGCCATCTTTCATCCCTTTTACCGCTGATTCGATTAATAGATTCAGCTCGTCTTCAGTGAACTTGATGCCATTCTTATTAAATAAGTCTACTAACTGAGCTTTTGCTTCTTGCAACTTAGCATCTCCATTTGCTTCTGCGTAAACTTGCTGAACTGCTGATACAACAATCGCCACATAGTTCTTCTTGCCTTCCAACTGAGCTAAGACACCTTTCTTCTTCAAATACTCTGAACCCTTTTGGCCAATAAATGCTGCCACCAAGCCAACCACAACAATCAATAAATTTAATAGTGCATCTTGTAATGCTTCCATCTAAATTCCACCTTTCAAAATAGTGTTCTCGTTTTTTAATGTTTCGTTTTCGCCTTCAAGTTCTTGGATCCGTTCATCTCGCTCTTCCACTTGCAACTCAAGAAACCCAATTT